TTCTTATGCTCGAAAAGGAGGAATATAAATGCTATCACATGATTCAAGCCCGGTTGAGGGGCGGCGGGGAATAATCACGGCAGTTATCGACGGCAGAGTCGAGGAACTTGCTGAAATTAAAAACATCACTGCCAATATTTCAAAAAATAAAACCGCGTGGAGAGCTATGGGCGATTCGGCAGATAGGCACAAATCTGCCGGATGGACGGGGACTGGAAGTTTTACGTATCATTGGGTTACGAGTCGCTGGTCAAAAATGCTTATTGATTTTGCCAGAACGGGCAGAGATGTGTATTTCACAATGGTTATTGTTAACGACGATCCGGGAAGCAGCGCGGGCAGACATTCGGTCCAGCTACAGCAATGCAATATTGACGGCGGTGACATAGCTATGCTTGACATCGATGCAGATATGCTTGAAGGTTCGTGCGATTATACTTTCAGTGGCGTTAATGACTTAGAGGCATTCAACGCCTTATTCCCAGCAGCATAAAAAAGGAGAAAAAGAAAAATGAGTAAATTACAGGATTTATTATCCCTACCGGATGTATCAGAGCTTACCGAAGAAGTGTATGTCAGCGAAAGGTTGGGAACATTCACCGTCAGACCAATGAGCGAAAAAGAGTGGTCTACTTATCGCACCAGGAGCCAGGGCAAGATTAACAAAAGAGGTGCAGACTTCGATAGTAGCAAATTCAATTTGCTGATTATAACCGGACATGTCATTGAGCCAAATCTCGCTGATGCAGAATTTCTTTCCAAGGCAAAATGCGCGACAGTAGCCGATTTTGTTACGAAAAAATTCTTAGCTGGCGAAGTGCAGGCGTTGTCTGACGGAATTGTTAGGGCCAGCAGATTTGACGAAGAGGAAAATGATATTAACGACGAAATTAAAGAAGTAAAAAACTAATTATGGAAGATGGGGAAATGGCGGCTTGCCAATATGCCGTGTTGAACATGGGTTACAAGCCGTCAGAGTTCGCCAATCTTCCGCGGGCAGAGAAAGTGTTTGTGATTGCGTGTATTGAAAACAAAATTGATGCAGAGAAAAAGCGGCTGGCAGAAATAAAATCAAGGCCAAAAAAGAGGGGCAGGTGATGATCAGTGTCTACAATTAGCAGCACGCTTGCATTGCAGGACAAAATATCAAAACCTATGCAGAGCATAGTAAAAGCCATGAATAGCACTCTTGTTGCCATACGCAGTATTAAAGGTGCGGAGCTCGGTCCAGAATTCGCACAGGCGGCTGCTGATGCCAAACTTGCGACAGCGGCGATTGATCAAATGAATCAGAGTCTCAACGAGGTCAAAAATAATAAAGGATTCGAAAGCCAGGAAGGACAGATAACGGCTTTTAACGCAGCGCTGGAAGTATCGCGAAAAGGACTGGCGCTTGTCAAATCGGGAATTAATGAGATTGGCAAATTAACAGGCTTGTATGATGTTCAGAAACAGGCTGAAACTTCCCTCGCAGTCGTTTTAGCCAACCAGGGCGTAGCGTTTGAAGATTACAAATCTATCCTCGAAGAAGCATCTGCGATACAGGCAAAAACCACTATCGGCGACGAAACAATGATTGCTGGACTAGCAGAGCTGGCGACTTATATATCGGACACAGAAGCCCTAACTGCACTTATGCCTACATTTGCGGATTTTGCCATAGGTATGAACGAGGGAGCGCCAGAGCTTGGAACACAAGCAGCGGTTTCTTATGCCACAGCATTGGGCAAAGCGCTCCAAGGACAGTACGAAGGACTTACGAAAAAGGGATTTATAGTATCTGAATCCCAAAAAGCAGTTCTCGCACTACAGGACGACAGTGTAAAGTCCTTGAAGACTTTAGACAAACAAACCAGGGCTTACGTGGAAAGTGTAGGTCTTGAAGCTGCCAAGGTAGCTATAGTTGCCGAAGTAACAACGGAAACATGGGGCGGTTTAGCAGAAGCGATTGCTGGAACCGATGCTGGAAAGATTATCCAAATGAATAACGCCACGGGTGACTTAAAAGAAACTATAGGCGGCGAATTGTATCCATACGTGCTTCAATTCAAGGAATTATTAACATCCGCATTGAATCCAGCCCTTGAAGCTATTGCAGAGCACATGGATGTGATTGCACCGATCGCAATCGTACTTGCGGCAACGCTAGGTACACTGGCGGTAATAATCGGAGTGGTTACAGTGGCGCAGTGGTTATGGAATACTGCTATTTTAGCTAATCCCTTGACATGGATAATAGTAGGCATTGTTGCTGTAGTTGCGGCGATAGCCGTGTGGATAAACTCGATGGGGGGAGTTCGGGCTGCATGGGAAACAGTAGTCGATGCGGTTCTTTCTGCCAGTGACAAGGCTAATCTCGGGTTCAAGACCGGCGTTTATGCCGTGCTGAATCTTTGGGATAAAATGAGTTTGGGAATGTCAAAGGCAGGGGCCGCAATAGCCGGATATATGGGTGACATGAAGGTAAACGTACTTACTATTTTGCAAAACATGGTTAATGGCGCTATTGACATTATTAATAAGTTTATCGGTGCCCTGGGAAGTATTCCGGGGGTAAGCATCGAAGCAATAGAACACGTTACTTTTGCTGCCACTGCCGCAGCGGAAAATGAAGCGGCAAAACAGGGAAGAGCGGCCGATATCGCAACAGCCGAAGCAGATATGATTTGGAATCAGCTGAAACGGCAGGAAGCTATAGACACAATGGCTGCCGAAGCTCGTGCAGCGCATTCTGCGCGTCAGGCCAATATAGCAGAGCTTAGGGCGACTGGCGACAATGGCGATCTTATTGAGGGGATTTTTAAATCGGCTTCCGGTGTTGAAAGTGCGCTCGGTGATGTAACTTCCGGATCGGGTGGTGGAAAAGCACTCAAGACCACCGGCGAAGTCAAGATTTCCGGCGAAGACATTAAACTATTGATGGATTTGGCAACCATCGATTACCAGGTAACCTATCAGACATTAACGCCACAGCTGTCTTTGAATATTGGCACAGTCAGGGAAACAGCTGACGTTAATTCTATTGTCGAAGAGATAGCGGCAGTGCTTGAAGAAGCTGCGGATTCGAGGGTGGTGCTGGCATGATAGATATCATTATTGAAACAAGTGACGGCGATTACGAGTTACCGATCGCGCCGGAAGAAATCGAAATGTCAATACCCGGGAACAACGAGACAGTTAATATTATCGGTACCGGCGAGGTTGTAATTCCGCGCAAGCCGGGCCTTGCCACCTTTGTGATCGAAAGTTTTATCGAAGATGATGGCGACGAATTTATCAAATTCATCGAAGACTGGCGGGATTCCGAGCGGGCCGGGGAATTCACGGCGAGTGACATTGACATTAACATGGACGTGGTTGTCGACGACTTTAAACATGCTCGCAAGGCGGGAGAAGAACACAGAGTATACTACACCCTGTCGTTGTCGGAATACCGCCCTTATGGCGCTAAAATCATCGTCGTGCAAGCGGTGGAGGAGACTACCAGCGCGACGGTGCCAGAAGAACCGAGAAAAGACAACACCGAATCAGTACCGCAGACCTACACGGTCAAAAGCGGTGACAATTTATGGGCAATAACAAGGCGGCTGTCCGGGAACGGCGCGAACTGGCCGGAGTTGTATGCGGCGAATAAGGCGGTGGTTGGTAGTAATCCGAATCTTATTTATCCCGGACAAGTCTACGTGATTCCGCAAGGGTGGGTGACTTAATGCAATACACTATTCAATGCCAAAATACATTGACCGGCACGATGTACGATATTACAACCTTGGTGGATTCCGTAACGCACGACACATTTATCAGTGGGCAGCCGGGAAAGTGCACGTTTACGGTGCGCGACGATCCGGGCAACCGACTGCAAATCGTCAATGGCAGTATCATTAAATTTTCCGTCAATGGCCGGGGCATATTTTACGGCTATGTATTTTCGATGGAAACCTCCAGAGATGGCGACAACAAAATAACTGCCTATGACCAGATTCGGTATCTGCAAAACAAAGAAGTCTATGTTACCGAGGGTGTGACCGCCAGCCAGATATTTGAGCTGGTTTGCAGTGAGAACTTCGGCGAATCTGCCGGGCGTAAAACTGAATCACGGTATAAGGTCGTTACGCCGTCAGTGTGGATTCCGGAATACAAGATACACAATGGCACGCTGTACGAGGTCATTCAGTACGGTATTGAGCAGTCAATCGTTCATGAGGTCGGGAAGTATTACTTCATCCGTGATAATTTCGGCACGCTCGAATTTACGGAGCTGGCACAGTGCAAGACAAATTATATTATTGGCGACGGCTCATTGCTGACGGACTACACATACAAGCTCAGCATTGACAAGGATGTCTACAACCGAATCAAGATAACGCGGACTGACAAAGATGTCGGAAGAATAATCTCCCACGTGTCACCCTACACGGAATCACAAAAGCAATGGGGTGTGTTGCAGATGGTCGAAGAAATCGACACGCCGATGACCGTCGAGCAAATGACGGATTTAGCCGCCAAATACCTAAAAAGATATAACAGAGAAGCGCAGACCTTGAAACTAAATGCGCTTGGCGTGCCGGAACTGATCGCCGGTAGCGGATTTACACTGTCGATCGCCAAGCTGGGCATCAAACAGGATATGTGGATAGTATCGGCATCACACAACTACCAGCAGGGGCTTCACACGATGCAGCTGGAGGTTTCTATAGCAGGAGGTGTATATGGGAATATCAGCTAACAGGTTGGCCGGAGTGGTAACAAGGATTGGCAATGACAGCGCGAGCGTGATACGGTCGGAGATATTCGACGGAACCGTTGCCAGTGTATCACCGCTACGAATCATGATCATGGCATCGGAAAGCCGAGAATTGCCACTACCGGCGGGCGCGCTTGTCCTGTCTCCACTTTGCAAAGCGAAAACAATCACAGTCGCCGGGGAAACCGTTCGGTTGTGGGGCGATCTTGCGGTCGGGGAAAAGGTGACTCTGATGTCATTTAATGCTGGTCAGCGCTATTTTGTCGAAAGGAGCGTGCTGAAATGATACCGCAGGTGAGCGGAGTCACAATAGATCAAATCAACGTAGTTCAATACCCGACATTCACGTACCGCGTCACTGATAATCAGATTTCCGGCAATGTGGACGGAATCGAAGCGATACAACAGGCGGTATATCATATTCTGTCAACGGAGCGCTATGCGTATCCGATCTACAGCGATAATCGCGGGGTTGAGTTTAAAAAATATATCGGCAGGCCGTTCTCCTTTTTGCGTGATACAATCCAAAAAACATTAAGAGACGCGCTTTTGCAGGACGACCGAATTACGGCGGTTTCGGTCACAAATGTAAGCCGGACATCAAGAGACGGGGCGCTGATTGAGTTTAAGGTAACAAGCGATAGAGGTACATTTGGAAGCGAGGTGACAGTAAGTGGCATCATTTGACGAAACATTGACACGGATGCTTGCAAGAGTATCCACAGCACGGGACAAAAGGCAGGGATCAATTATATATGACACCCTTGCGCCGGTGGCTGCGGAATTAGCACAGCAAAGTATTGTAGCCACGATTTTTCAAGAACAGGTGTCAATACTGTCCGCTGTCGGCGTTAATCTGGAAAATCTGGCCGCCAATCATGGTATCACGAGGAATCAGGCAACCAGGGCAATAAGGATCGGCGAAATGGCTGATACGGATGGAAACCCCATTGATCTGACCATCGGGAGCCGCTTTTCCGTCCCTGCGCTTTCCGGCGGGCAGATTTTTGTGTTAACCGAGTGGTTTGAAGTCACCGGCCGCTGTCTTTTGGAATGCGAAACCGCCGGTACTGTCGGAAATACATACCTTGGTCCCGTTTTGCCGCTGTTTACGATTAACAATTTAGGTTCCGCTGCCATCACCGGAACATATACACCGGGGGAAGACACGGAAACCGACGAGGAATTGAGAAAGCGCATAATTGAAAGAATTAACAATCGTGCATTCGGCGGCAATGTTTCCGATTACAAGCAGTTCACAACAGCTATCCCGGGTGTCGGGGCAGCCAAAATATTTCCGGTCTGGGACGGCGGTGGCACGGTAATGGTATCCATTATTGATGCGGAATATAACCCTGCCACAAGCGAATTCATTGGCGTTGTGCAGACCGCAATAGACCCTATCCCAAACAGCGGAGAAGGGCTTGGAATAGCCCCGATTGGGCACCGGGTGACGGTTGTAACGCCTGACAAGTTAAGTGTCAATATAACTGCTTCCGTGAATCTGCAAACCGGCTATACGATTGGCCAGTTGCAATCATTGATTGAAGATGCATTGTTTGAATACATACTGGAGGTGCGAAAGCAGTGGTCTGATTCCGATGGCTTGTCAATATTTGTCGCACGCATAACATCCGCTATAATCAGTCTGCCGGGAATCAACAATGTTACAAATGTATTAATCAATGGTTCGCCGACGGATTTATATATTCAGCAATCACCCCTGTCTCAACATTTGCCAGTGCTTGAAAGTGTGGTGATTAATTAATGTTAAGAGATTTTTATAACCGCATTTACGATGACAACATAGATATTCAAGAAATCATAAACGCGATTCAGCCAGAATTGGACGCATTGTCGGAATCTGTGGAAAATTCATTCCGTGATGCGTTTCCGGTAATAGCCACAGAACAAGGTGTCTTGCAGTGGGAAAATGCCTTAAGCATAATTTCCGATCCGCTGACCGAAACGCTTGATTTTAGGCGAGGCCGAATACTGAACAGGCTGATAAGTGATATTCCGTATACAGAAACAGCATTGCGGGATATCATGAATAATATCATGGGATCTGGCGGCTGGTCTTATGAATTGAATTATCGTGCGCATACATTGAATATCGCCAGTTTGCGGCATGGGAAAAACTGGGTAAACGAAGTGAAAATAACGATTGATAAGATTATTCCGGCCAATCTGGTGTATACACTCGTTATCAGATACAATCAGCACCAAGCGCTAAGCGATTACACACATGGATTTCTGGGGCAATTCACGCATCTTAAAATCAGAGAGGAGGACTTGGGATAATGGCGAGCTTTACGGAAAATTACAATTTGATCAAGCCGGGGCAGGAAGACATTTACAATATCGGCGATTTTAACGATAATGCCGATATCATTGATGCAGAATTGAAAGATAGGGTACCGAGAACCGGTGATATTTCCAATACGCAAATAGCAACATTTGACACAATCACCGAAGCGTTCCCCGTACCAGCAGCGGGCGAAGCGACAAGAACGATCACTGGCAAAATCCGAAAATTCATTCAAGATTTTAACAATTTCAAAACCGGCATCCTCACGGTTGGCATGCTGGTTAATAATGCTGTCACTAATAACTCGCAATTGCCAGTTTCGGCAGCGGTGGCCAAGGTATTACAGGATCAAGTCACGCAGTTAAATAGTAATTTAGTCAACCACTTAAAGGTAGCACAAGGAGAATCTGGAAGCGTGATTTTGCAACCAGGGATTACAAGTGCAGTCTATGTCGGATTTGCAGCAAGCACGCTGGAAGGTTATCAAATACTTGGCAGCGTCGGTTATGCGCTAAATCAACCAGATTTACTTATTGCAAACATTGTAACGAGTGGTAATCAGATGCGGTTTGATGTTCAAAATATCGGCACTACAACAAAAACCGTGGTAGTTGTAGCAAAGATTCTTTTAATGAAATCGAGCTAATCAATGTTCCGCGCAGAAATTCCAAAATATAAAAATCAAGAAAGGAAGCACGGAAATGGAAAGAATCAAAATTGAAAGCAGCATCAAATTGTACGAAATTAAGAGCATTTATCCGTCAGCGCCAAATATTATGCAAATCATTTTCGCTGACGAAGTTCCGGCAGAATGGGGAAAAATCACACTATATACAGCTGGCGGCGAAGAGGCAACTACTCTAATCGGATACGAAACGGTATATCGAGACGATGGCCGAACGATATATCTTAGTAACGACGGCAGTATATACCAAGCACCTACCGACACACCACAGGAACCGCCGGAACCATACATACCAACCTTACCAGAACGGCGACTATCCAAATTGCAGGAGATAGCAGCGGCTTGTGCTATGGCTATTGCAGCTGGCTTTGACGTACAACTGACCGACGGCAACACAGAGCACTACAGCCTGACTGAGACAGACCAAATCAATTTGTCGGCAGCGGTGGCAGCGGTACAAGCTGGCGCACTGGCATATCCCTATCACGCAGACGGCGCACTGTGTAAACTATATCAAGCGGCAGATATCATAAGTATCGGCACGGCTGCGACGGAACACAAACTATACCACACAACATATTGCAATCACCTCAACGCGTGGATTCGTCGCGCCGAATCATTTGCGGAGCTTGACGCTATCAGCTACGGCGCAGCCTTGCCGGCCGATTTGGCTGATAGCATGGCTGCCATTATCGCGGCGGTATCCGGAGGAAACGCATGAAACAGTTAATCAAGTGCTTAACCCTGCTGCTTACCGGCGGCGGTTTATATGTCATAATTGAATTGATCTGGCGCGGATACAGCCACTGGACCATGTTTGTTCTGGGTGGCATCTGTTTCGTCTGTCTGGGGCTGATTAATGAGATCATACCGTGGGAAATGCCACTCTGGCGGCAGGTATTGGTTGGAACCTGTATCGTAACAATCTTAGAGTTTTTGACCGGCTATATTGTTAATCTGCGCTTCGGGTGGGCGATATGGGATTACAGCAATATGGCGGGGAATATTCTCGGTCAGGTATGTCCGCAATACATGATACTGTGGATGCCGATATCACTGATCGGGATCGTGCTTGATGATTGGCTTCGGTACTGGTGGTTTAGGCAGGAGCGGCCACACTACAAATTGATATGAGCAACAATCCACCTGCGGGTGGTTATTTTATTTTACAAAACGAAAGCGAGGAATTAAGAATGAGTAGAGAATGGGTAAAAGCAGCGGGCGTGAGAGCATTGAAGACCTTTTGCCAGACCGGCTTGACAATGATTACAGTCGGACAGGCGGTATCTGATGTTGATTGGATTGGAATGTTATCTATTTCATTAGTTGCGGCGGTTGCCTCCATGATGACGTCAGTAATTACTGGCATTCCGGAAGTGCAGTAGTTGCGATATCGCAACTTGGGAGGAAAATGACAAACAGGGAATTTATTGAATTAATCGCCGAGGCTGCCATGAATGATATGGCAGCCTCCGGTATTTTGGCAAGCATCACGATTGCGCAGGCCTGCTTGGAATCGGCATATGGAACTAGTGAACTGGCAGTCATGGCAAGCAATCTATTTGGCATGAAGGCCGTGCTGTCCGGCAATACATGGGCATCGAAGTGGGATGGCAGCACATGCACTAAGGAAACCAAGGAGCAGGACACTGCCGGCAACGAATATACGATCACGGCAGCTTTCCGCAAATATCAATCGCTTGCGCAGTCCATCAAGGACCATAGTGATTACCTATTGGGGGCCATGAACGGCGGTACATTGCGCTATGCCGGTCTTTTCGGCTGCACAGATTACCGAACGGCAGCGCAGATCATTAAGGCCGGTGGATATGCGACTGACATGGCCTATGTAGACAAGCTATGCGCAGTCATTGAGAGCAACGATCTGACGCAGTACGACGGAGGGAAAGCGATGAAAATATGTCTTGATGCAGGACATTTTGGAAAATATAATCAGTCACCGGCAGACAGCCGATATTATGAATCGGACATGGCGTGGAAACTGACTGAACTGCAAAAAAAGTACTTACAGCAATATGGATTTGAGGTCATTACCACACGCACCTATCAAGCAACTGACAAGGCAACGTATGACCGCGGCATAGCGTCAAAAGGGTAC